CTAAGATTAATGCGGCGGTCAACAAGGCTTTTGCTGCTGTTGATGACCTCAAGGTCTCGGCCTCTCTATCTTCTAAGAAAGTATCTGAATACGACTTTAGTCAACGTGGTGTTGTTGCCTCAGACTCCCAGCAGGTTGTAGATGTGATTATCACAAATACACAAAAACCTAGCGGAGAGGGGTTCACTACGACTGCTCTTATAAAGAGCGGTATTGACCTTAGCGTCTATGATACTCTTACTGTAGGTTCTGTTGTGTATAACATAGTAGACTACACCGATGACAACTTCGTCATTACAGCTATAATTGTAAGGGAGAAGTAACATGTTCGATTTGGTGTTAGAAGATATAGAAGCTGTATTTGCTTCTGCCACATGGCAGTCAAACTCTATCCCAACCTTCCCAGAGAACTATCAGGGTAATCTGGGGAACAACCTAAGCGAGTATGTTCGTATGAGCGTACTACCAAGTTCAAGCAAGAATTATGCTTATGATGCAAGGAAACAACTTGATGGCCTTTTGGCTGTTAAAATCTTTGTTAAAGCGGGTAACGGTCAAGGTCGCACTATGGAAATAGCCGACATACTTAATACCTTGTTTGAGAATACTACACTGACCAATGGTACAAAGCTTGGGACGTCTTTCCTTCAAATTGAAGGGTTAGACCCCGCAAACAAGTCGCTTTATAGCGCATCATACTTAATACCATTTACAAAATTTGGAGAATAAAAATGGCTCACATTTCATCGCTAGGCGCTGGCGTCTACACTTACCTTGATCTTTTCAAGGGCACTCTCGGAGCTTACGTTACCGCTGGTGAAGCTGCTGCAGAATTCGTTGGTACTGTTCCTGGCACTGCTGATGCAGACCACGTTCGTATGCCTTCTGTTCGTGAATTCCCTTCGGTAGGTACCCCTGCTAACATCGTTAACGTCCCTGTGTTTGGTCAAGCGACCTCCTCGCAGGTTCAGGGTCAGGCCGATGCGCCTTCCTTGGAAGTTACAGTTAACTACGTTGCAGACGACATGGCAACTACAATTCACCCGCTGATTGGTCAGCAGGCACTGTTCCGCTTCATGATGGTTAACAAAGCTATCACTGCTGACGAAGCTGCTGAAGACTCGGCTGGTTGGACTTCTTGGGCTGGTACTGGCGGCGAGAACACTTGCTTCTACTTCGTTGGTAAAATCGAAGCGATTCTCGTGAATCCTTCCTTGACCGATGCAACTACTGCGACTGTCACGCTGTCCGCACAGTCCGACTTCCTTGGTCCACAAACCAACTAAGTTGTTTACAATCTTGGAGGCTCCCCCCAAGTGGGGGGTCTCCTACCAGTTGGAGAAAAGTATGAATAATCAATTTAGTAAAAGCTTTGTGATGCGTACGACATTTCGTCATATGCGCCGCAGTGTAGACATTAGTATTCGCAAGTCGTTTGAGCGCTTTAAGGATTTTGACCAAGATTCAGATGCGGGTCGTGAGATTATGGAAACCCTTTCAAATCTTCATACAATCCGTAAGATGCTTGATGACTTCCAGAAGCATAACAACGAACTATTCACAGACAAAGAACGTATTAATTAATTTAAGGAATAAAGTATTATGAAAAATCTAGTAGGTAAAGTCGTAACTAAAAAAGTACCGTTCTGCGGGGATGAAGTAGAAATCCGCAAACTGTCCGTCTCGGAAGTACTCAAAGTACAAGAGATTGTAAAAATTGCACAGAAGTCTAAGAAAGACAATTCAGAGCTTTCTATCATTCGTGATGTTCTCCGTCTGGCTGTCATTGACGCCGACGAGATGAGCGATGCTGACTTCGACACCTTCCCTCTTGGTGAACTCGCTAACCTCTCAGAAGAAATTCTAAACTATTCTGGTCTGGGGACAGCTAGTAATAAATTGGGAAACTAACTAAAGAAGAGGAAACCTTCTTTGAAGTAGCATATAACCTTGGCATCCCTGTGTATCAACTAGAAAAAGAGATGCCCTATACTGAGCTACTTAAATGGGTTTCTTTCTTCAAACACCGCCCCGTTGGGTGGAGAGAAGACCATAGAACCTATCTTCTCCTAAAGGCCCAAGGCTATAAGGGAAAACCAGAAGATTTATTCCAATCTCTTCGTGCTATCAAAATGAAGCAAGAAGAAGACATGCACCGTGCAGAATCCGATACAGCCCTGCCAAGGGGAATGTTCTTAAGCCTAATGGTTAAGGCGAAAGGCGGAGACGGCTCAGGGTGGGAACCGAAAGTAGGAGGTTGAATTGGCAAACAAAGTAAGTCTAGAAGTTGTTAACTTCAAAAAAGAGATGGAACGTGTTAAACGGGAAGTCCGAGGTATTGCTAACAGGGATATCGATGAGCGTGTTGATTACGCAGTAAAGACTCTCAGACTAGTAACTCCAGTTGATACCGGGGAGGCTCGTTCTGGCTGGACTTACAAGAACTCTGTTGGGTTAGATGGGTATCGAGATACCGTAATTCTTAACGAGGTAGAACATGTTGTTTACCTAAACAGAGGGCATAGCCAACAGGCCCCCAAATACTTTATTGAGCAAGTGCTCACAACTATAGGTCTAATCACCCCATAATACATTTAGCCCTCTGATGGCATTCCGATATACGGGATTCTGTTAGGGGGCTTTTTTATTTAACGGAGGACACATGAGTGGTGTAGAAATTAGGGTACGTGCTAATACAGCAGACGCCCGGCGGGACTTATCCCGGCTAGAACGTTCGGTAGGCAATATCGAAAGTTCTGTACAGAAAACAACCAAAGCATTCTCTCGGATGCTTGTTGGTATTGGTGCCACACTTGCGAGTGGGGCTCTAACAAAGAATATTAACAACGCTACAGATGCGATGACTAACTTCCAGAACAGGCTAGCCCTTGTCACTGGTCGTGGTGCTGAACTAAACAAAACATTGAACTCTATCTTCGAAGTTTCTAAAAGAACCCGTGGTTCTATTGAAGGCTCTGTAGAGGTATTCAACCGTTTTGGTTTGGCGCTTAACAAGTCAGAGAAATCTGTAAATCGCTGGGGTCGTGAGACCATTAAGCAAACAAGCATTTCAAGCGACAAGCTAATCCTTGCGGTTGAGAACGTAAACAAGGCAGTAGCCATTTCTGGCACTGGTGCAGAGTCCGCTAAGGCGGCTCTTATTCAGCTTGGTCAGGGTTTGGCTTCTGGTCAGCTACGGGGTCAAGAACTTAACTCTGTTCTAGAACAGGCTCCCCGGCTTGCCAAGGCGATTGCCGATGAGCTGGAAGTCCCGTATGGTAGCCTACGTGACCTAGCTGAACAAGGTCGTATTACTTCTGATGTTGTATTTTCTGCGCTTATTAACCAAGGGGAAAAACTCACTAAAGAGTTCGAACTTATGGAAGGTACGGCAGGACAAGCGATGTCCGTCCTACGAGACCAAGTTGGGCGTTTGACAGCGGACGTCTCAAAGCAACTGAATATCACAACAGGCTTCACCCGCAGGGTAAATGAGCTATCTGACCTTATTGAAGCAAACAGAGAAGCCATCGCTGCTGGTATTGTAGATACTGCTAGAAGCATGGCGCAGACATTCTCCGGTACACTGGCCGTAATGGGCGCTGTACTTGACGTACTAACAGCTATTGGGGGCCGAGCTTCAGATGCTCTCCCACGTGTCATTGTCCCCATGCGTGGCCTTATCAATACTATTTCGGTAGTAGGTGTAAGCGCATTTCTAAACCTAAGCCGCTGGATTACCCGGGCTAACTTAGACTTTAGTGCCTTTGTATCCAACTTCACTGGTACAGGGTTCCAAGGCGCCTTCCGTAAGATTTTTACATCCGGTAGCCTAGACGAGCTCGCTACGAACTTACAGGCCCTTTCTAAGGCCATTGATACCTACGGGCGTCGCTGGTATAACTTGGGAAACAACCTTGGGGCATTATTCCGTAGCTCACAAGTTTGGCTTCTTAAGACTGGCATTTATGTTGGAATACTGGAGCAGCGACTTCTGAGCTTCCGCTACACCTCTTTTGAAAGGTTTAGCAAGGTAATTCCTGCGATTGCAAACGGCTTTAATCAGATTCTACAATCAGTGAGAAGCTCGCAGGTCTTTATTAATCTTCAACTTGCGCTGTTTCAAATAGTTCAGTTGTTAGTTAATGTTGGTTCTGCTATTGACAACGCTTTCGGGGCTCCTGTAACTAGGGCGGTTTCTAGCGTAACACGTTTGTTTGGTGGTTTAACCTCTTCGGCAAAAAGCTCCTTGTCTGGTACATGGAACTTGGTTAACAAGTACCTTAGCAAGATTGAACGAAAGTTCTTCTGGCTCTACGACGAAGTAATTGCAAACTCTTGGTGGACTGACACCATGGAGGGGGTATACTACAAAGCCCGCACATGGCTTGGTGCTACTTCTGATTATATTACAGGGTTCTTGTCTCGTACTGAACAGAAGTTCAGAGGCCTGAACAAAGAGTTCTTGAAGCTAATGGCTCTGCCTAAAAAGTCTAAAAGCGGTGCGATAAAGCTAAAGATTGAAATTACAAAAGAAAATGCTAAAGAAACTCTAAAGAACTACGGCACAGCGGTTTCGGAGATTGTAAGAGACGGTCTGACGACTGTACAAAGCATTAGCCCAACGGCTTTAAGCTGGCTAACTGTTGCTACCAGCGGTGCCCTTCTCAGCGCCGTCAACCCCGAACTTTTCAAAAGGGTAGGTAAGCTTGTCGGGCCAGTTCTTGCTTTAACAGTAGCGGGGGCCGTCCTTAATGCGCTTGGTAATGTATTTAACAAGGCCAACCTTGGTACTCTTATTGGTACTGGGCTTGGTGTTGCTGTTGCAAATGCTTTCAACCAAGTCTTTCAGGCGCTTCCTGAAATAACCACGGCGCTGATTCAGCTTGCCAAGGGTTTCGGTACTGCACTTGCAGACGAGCTCGGGCTCAACATTTTGACAGCAATTCCTAAAATCATTGGCAGCATCCCTGTTGTCGGTGGCTTGATGAATACAATTCTGTTTGGTGGGGTTACCGCAGCTTTCTTCTTCAAGAGTGTTCGTGGGTTTATGCTGAATGCTGTTCTTGGTGTTTTGACAAACCCTGCGCTAAGCGTTGGGGCTGGCGGGCCTCTCATAAGCAGACTGCTAGTGGGAACCCCCGGAGACCGAGCTAAGATGCTGGGGATTGTCGGCGGGACTGTATTTGCGGCCAACGCTCTGGTTGGGGATATCATTGGGTCCGGAGCAGCTACTGCGCTAGGTCTCGGTGGCGGGATAATCCTGAACATGCTTTTGGCAGGGTCTACCCCCTCTCAGATAATCGCACAAATAACAACCTTAACTACAGCGATTGCTTCCCGTGTTTCTGGGATGTGGGCTTACATTGTAGCCTCCAGTACTACAGGCTGGATATCAACGCTAGTTATGCAAATCCGTACTATTGGTTTGGCCGGAAGTCTTTCTGCCCTACAATTCGGAACTAGCTGGCGTGTAGCCTTCACTGCTGTCCTTGCAAGAGGTACTCAAGTTGCGGCTGCGCTTACTTCTCGATTTGCCGCCCTAAGCGGTGCTCTTAAGGTTGGTACTTTCCTTGCTGCTTTGTTGGTTGGGTCTGCTGCTTTTGCAGGAACAACAGAAGGGGCTGAGGAGGCGTCTTCTAGCTTAATGAATCTTGGGTTTGTTGCGGTGCTTGTTACCCCACTTATCCTTGACCTTTTCAAGCTACTAAGCAAGATTACTGCAATTGGTACTTTGTTTGCTAGTGTCGGAACTTCCATTGCTGCCTTTGGCAGTACTGCTGCAGGAGCATTAGCTGCACTTGGGGCGGGCATCCTTGCCATTCCCGGTTTTGTAGCTGCAACTGTTGCGACTCTTGCCGCCATTGGGGCGGGGCTTATTTATAGTGTCTTCTTTGGTGAAGGGGATACTTGGGGCGAACGTATCAAGAACAACTTTGATGCTCTTATAAAGAGAACAGGACAATTCTTTGGTTTCTTCAAGCGTGGAACTTATGGTCTTCGCAAGGAACTCCAAACGGTCTTGTCTTCTGTTGAGCAGAATCTGGGTGCTATTGACATTGATGTTAATCTTGTATCCAAACTCAAAGACGTTGATTTATC